GCCGAGTGACTTGCCGCCGTCCCAGTATTCAAGCCCGGGATGAAACCCGATCTTTTTGCAGTTCTTTAGACCGCGATTGCGCAGATACAGAATCTTCGCATTGATCTGCGACTCGTAATCCAGCCCGTTCCGCATCTGCTCCAGCCGTGACTTGTTCTTGGCTAGATCTGGCTCGACTGGCTTGCTCGGCTTTATGTCGCCGACCATCTCTTTGATCTCCGCAGCGACGGCAGACTTGCTCATCCCGGTGATCTCGGCAGCTAGATCCCAGCCGGAGCCGTGCCCGCACTGGTTACAGTAATACTTTCCGTCGCCGTTGTGATTAGTGAATCGGAATCGATCTTTCCCGCCGCACATTGGGCAGGGCGAGTGCTTGCCGTTGAGCAGCGCTTGATCGATGCCGAGCCGCTGGAGTATCTCCGGCCAGCGGTTCCGCGATAACTGCATGAGATCATTCATGGTAAACGTCGAGAAAGTCGGCCAGCGTCATTCCGAAAACGCCCGCGATCTGCACCGCCCGGGAGAGCTTAATATCTTCGCTCTTTTGCCAGCGTGAGACTTGCTGCGGCGCAACGCCGATTTCCTTCGCTATGTCCGAGATTCGAGTGTGCGAGCTGGCTTGCGCTGCCCGGATCGCTTTGCCGAAATCTACGTTTTGTGAGATAGTGGTCTTGCTCATAATTTACTTTCCCCGAAGTAAGAGTAGTTGGCCCGGCGCAGATTTTCTCCTGCTGCGTCGGGCCTTTTTTCGCTAGAACGGTATATCGTCCCCGAATGTTTCAGTATTGTCGCTTTTTTGTTGCGTTTGCGCAACCGGAGCGTCTATATGCTCATATTTGGTATCAAGCGTCGGCGATTTCTCGTGCGTGTTAGTATTTCGAAAAGCAATTTCCTTAAACTTGTTGGGATGACCGCATTTACAACAAGCAAGTTCCCCATTACCGCTTAAAAGAATATCTTTCTCGTGACGCTGCTCTCGCTTCCATAATGCTCCGCGTCCATTGTTATCATATTCGCTCATTTTATTTTCCCTTCATTTTGGTTACATTTTCGTCGATTGTCTCGACCGCTTTAGTGACTATCGCCTCAAGTTCGGCGATATACTCTTCATCCCGCGTTACTCGAATAAGTAGCGGTTTGATCTTTTCGTGATAGGCCAGAAAGTCTACCCATTCTCTCTCGCAGATCCAGAGCTGGCCCATTACCTGCGCTTTGTACTCCGGCGGGAGTCGGTTCTCGCGCAGATACTTCACCATCGTGTGCGGCTGTGGGCATTTCACCTCCAGCATGCCCTCATCTCCTACCAGCCCGTCCGGACTAGCCCCGGCGTTGATAGTGTCGTGCAAACAGAGACCGACTTCGACGACCTCACGCTCGTACATGAACTCGTAATACTCGCGTGCCTTCGGCTCTGTGTCGATTCCGTGCTGCATTGCAGCGGTAGTCGGCAAGAACTTAGACTCGCCAGTCAGTTTCTCGGCGATTAGTTCGTCGATATAAGCATCGGCAGACGCCGCTCGCTTCCCGGTAGCCGTGATTAGCTTGCCGAATGAGCTGGCGGTAGGCACGCCCCGGCGAGCTTCGTACCAGCCCTCAGTGCGTTGTTCGTGTGGAATTATGCGCATTCTCTTCTCCCGTATATCGGCTTTCGATGTGTTTGCAGATGTCGACGAAATAGCTACGCTCGAACTCCGTCCAGTCTGCCGTGAAATAAGTCACTAGCAGGGCCAGCCGCTTGGCGCGATGCTCGATCTCTTCGTACTGCTCCAGATCCGCTTGAATCGCTTCGACGGCTTGATGGAAGTGCTGATAGTCCGAGATGAATGGCGCGTGCTGCTCCATGTTCTCGTGCAGTTCTTCGACGCTGATCTCCATTATCTGGGCGATCTCTTCTGCGTATAGAATCTTTTCATCGTCGTTCATTTGTCTTTGTCCTGATAGACCATTTCCATCTCGTTCTGCTTGATCTCCAGCTTTTTCAGCGCGATCTCGGCGTGCGGCTGAGTCAGATCGGAGATGCGAGCGACTTTGAAGTATTTCAGAAACTCGGCCTCATCCGCTTTAGTCCAAGCCATAAGCCTGACTATCTCGGCATGAGTCTCGTCGTTCATCTTTGGCGGGTTCAGTTCCTGCTTGGCCTTCTCTGCGGCTTTTTCGGCTTCTGCGTTTGGCAGATCTTCGCCCGCGTAGATGTAGTGGCCGAGACCGAACATCGCGAGACACTTAACCAAACAGCGCATTTTTGCTTTGTTGACTTGAACCGCGTCTGGGTTCGATATTGCTTGATTCTTGAAGCCCATAACTGGTAGCCACATTTGGCGAGAAAGACCGTCGATTGTCACGGTGCAGTAAACCATGACTGAGCCGTCTTTTTGCGCTTCTGCGGGTTCTTGGAAGGAATACTCGGCTTGCGGGTAGTGCTCCATAAGAGTACCCCAAGCCCATGCCCAGCTAAGAAAGCTGAGATCGCCCTTTTTCTCGATGCGGTCGGTAACGTCGACCTGAGATAGCGTCGCCCAGATGGACGCATACGTCGTCTTTTCGCTCATAATAATCTCCCGATTTAGGCCAGCAGAATGCCAGCCGCACGGTCGATTATACTAAAATGAGACTATAGTGCAACGGTATTGATGCGGATTTGTGGCGGGAGTGTTAATAAGTCCAGATGTGCGGTCTGGGCGCGTTGACCTCCAGATCGGTCGCTACGTCCAGATGAATGAACCGGGAGTCGCCCTTCTGGTTTACCCCGATGCCGTTGAATAGCCCGGAGTTCAGCGCGTGCCGCAGTAGATGGATCGCCTCTTCGTGACTGACCGCTATATCCACGGCCATCCCCAGACCGTGAGAACCGACGAAATCTTTGTGTTTCTCGGCAGGATGAGATGGGCAGCGATAGCCGGATGTGACGATAAACGGGAACTCGCAGATCGTGCGCAGCGCTTGTACGGCATCGAGCAGCTCGTCGGAGATCTCAGCCCCGGTCGAGTCGCACTTGCCGCACTTGCATCTGAACTCGCTACGCGTGAAGTTCCGATAGGCTAATTTAGCCAGCATTGATGAACTTCGCTACTGCGCCTTCGATCGAGTCGTTGATGAACTCGTCGGCTTTGTCGACCGCTTCGTCGGCGATGTCCGCGTACTTGGCCGCAGTGATTACCGCAGTTTTCACCGCTTGGAACTTCTCCGAACCCTTACCGGATTCCGGGAGCTGCTCTTCGGCTTGGAGCACTAGATCTTTGATCGATGCGATTAGGAATAGAACGAATCTTGCGATTTCGAATGCTAGTTTTAGCTTGCCCATTATTTACCCCTTCTTCTTTGGTTTATATTTACGCGCCGATGCCAGCGCGATCGCTTGTGCTTGCTTAGGACTCTTTCCAGCCCTCATCTCGCGCTTGATGTTCTCCGAGATGGTCTTCTTTCCGTATCCTTTCTTTAATGGCATTAGTCACGCCCCCACGGGTTCTTGAGTAGCACGCATTCGACGAATACTGCGACTTCGTTCTCGCCAGAGCTAGACTGAGCTTCGAACTCAAAGTATGTGCATTCGTCGATTCGGAATGGAATCTGGCGGTCGTATGTAACCTCAGACGTAGCGCTTGTTGCCCGGGCGATGCGAATCACTCGGCCATCTTTGTTCTGGGTCACGTTTCGGAATCGGATAAACTTGTTCGGGTTCGCTGTTGCCGAGTTTACATTGATTCGGAATATATAGAGCGAGTACCCATATGGCACAGTGTACTGGCACGCCTGAGAGATGCCCTCACCGATAGCGATATAGCCGAGAGTCGCGCCGCCCTTCGAGACGGTGATATTGCCCGCATTCTCGCCATCGAGCAGGATCACCTGATTTACCCGCATGAATTCGACCGTAGAGCTGACCGGAGTCGTCGCGTCGGTAGCGTCTAGCGTCACGACCTGCGAGACGGCCTCAAATTCGGCGTTCACGCCCTGAATGAGCACCCGCTTGGACGAATCCCCTGCTGCGCTGCTAACGATGCTCAGAACGCCCTCAGTGGTGCTTACGGTGTACTTGCCGCCGACGTTCCAGAGTGTCTCGTAGTCAGTGCCGACGACCGGGTTATAGCCGA